AAGAGTCAGAGAAATACTGGCTGCGGTTATCCCCTTTGGTAGGTTCAGGATAAGCGGCTATAGGAATCTACCACAATATTATTTCATTGTATATGCCAGCATTGATTTGTAACTTACCTTCTTATGAGGTATGGGTTAGAAAAGAATATCTCACTGATCATCAAAGTGGTCATGGAGAATATGTAAAGGGCGTTTGGGTATCGGCAAAATCGATACCTGGACGTGCTTTTTATTTTGAAACTTATCTACCAGAATACGCAGCAGTTTACGATAAACTACCTATCAGTGCTTTTCTCGCATCACCAGAGAAACCAGAACCAGATATGGAATTACATAACCTACAGTTTTGGAACTGTATGGATTATGGATTGGTTGTTGTTCAAAAGCAATTCATTGGTTCAATGCATTATGAAATAATGACTCGTGATTATGGTAAACAAACTGGCACATATATTTGTACGCTAGATAATTATCATCAAGACCCTGATATAATAGATTATTCTACGAGTGAGAATCCTGGTGAACATAAATCTCATAACTTAATTGAATTGGATAATGGGCAGTTTGCTTTGTATCCTAATAATAGAATGAGAATCTATGACAATAGTTTGACTCCTGAGACACCAAAAACTCCTGACTTTAAAGTATCAACAGTTTATTATCAAGTTGAGAATGGTCACGATAGAGATGGATTAGGATCAGAAGAAAATTATTTTTGGAAAACAGCAAAGGAGAGAGATGGCGAATCGGAATTGGGATGATCCCCTTGATTTTAAAGAAGAGGGTATTGTATTAGATTATAAAACTGCTGGTGTTGATATAGATGCTGGTAATAAGTTTGTAAAAGATCTTAAAAGTAAAGTTCCCAATCTTGGTGGGTTTGGTGGAATGATGAAGGTTCCTTCAGGATATGAGGAACCTATTTTAGTGTCTGGAACTGATGGTGTAGGAACTAAGATTGATATTGCACAAGCTGCTAATGACTATACAACTATTGGTATAGATCTTGTTGCCATGTGTGTGAATGATATAATCACCTGTGGTGCGAAACCATTATACTTCTTAGATTATATTTCTACTCAGAAGTTAGATGATAAGATACCTGACATTATGAGAGGTATTATTAAAGGGTGTGAGATAGCAGGTATGGATCTCTTGGGTGGAGAAACTGCTGAACATCCTCAGTATCAGATGAAGATTGACCTTGCTGGTTTCTGTACGGGTATAGTAGAAAAGAAAAATATTATTGATGGATCTGCTATTAAACCAAGTGATAGAATTATTGGATTAGCAAGTAGTGGTGTTCATAGTAATGGATACAGTATTATTAATTATTTGGCACGTAGACTTAAGTTAGGATATTATAGTCACCCTGAGTTACTTACACCAACAACCATCTATGCTCCTGTTGTAGAACGCCTTTTAAAAGAAGGTGATTGGGTTTATGGTATGTCGCATATTACTGGAGGAGGAATCCCTGAGAACCTTCCTAGATGCCTTCCAAAGGGACTTAAAGCACACGTTGATTGGAATGCTTGGAGTGTTCCAGAGATCTTCTTAGAGATCCAAAAACAGGGTAATATGGATGAGTTGGAGATGAGAAGAGTATTTAATCTTGGTATTGGATATTGTGTTATAGTTCCTGCTAATCGTGTTGAGTTGACTATGGATATAATTAGGGATGAAAATATTAACTGTTGGGAAATAGGTGAAGTTTATGCGACGTGACTGGAAATTTGATAAATTAGATAGTAAAGATATGGCACACGTATGTATTCATACGGGTCCTCATGATGCTTCTGTATCAATTGTGCAAAATGGACAATTGATGCATTTAATGGAAGAAAGATTTTGTCATTCTAAACACGCTTGTACCGCAATGTATGCTGTACAAGATATTCCAACTTGGTGTTCTTATATTAGTCAACTTAGTTTTTCAAATCTATTCTATCAGCATACTGATTTTGGATTTATTCAGGCATATTTGGTTGATATTTTAAAAATGCCTTTGCGAATTGATGAGAAAATAAATTCCCCAATGAAAGGAACTATACATGTAGATCATCATTATTTGCATGCAAAAACTTCACATAGTCATTCTGGATTTGATGATGCTGTAGTTTTAGTTATTGATGGTGCAGGAAGTAATTATACTTTTGGTAAAGAAAATCTTTCAATATATGAGGTATCTAATAGATGTTTTACTCCTTTATATAAATCTGTAGTTGGTGATGGAACACTTATTGATATTGATGTACCAAATTTTGTAGATAAGAAAACAAATATAGGAGTGGGATATGTATATACATCAGTTTCTGAATGGTTGGGTTTTAATGGATTAGAATGTGGTAAAACGATGGGTCTTTCTGCGTATGGGGAAGAGGATGAAACTATACCAGAGTTGATTTCAATAGAGGATCATGGAAATAAAAGTTGTCTCGTTACGATTGATAGTTATAATAATACTAATATACATCAAAAATATTCTCAGGTTGCTAATTTAGGAGTGTGTGGATCATTACTTGATGTGGAATATCTTAATCAAGGTACAGATATAACAGAAACAATTAAAGCTAATGTTGCATATAGAGTTCAAAAAGATTTTGAAAAATATTTAATTCATACTTGCAATAAAGCATTAAGTATGTCTAAAACTAAAAATTTAGTATTAACTGGTGGATGTGCTTTGAATTGTGTTGCTAATTATAAACTACTTAAAGAATTACCTAGTGATGTTAATTTGTATGTTGATCCAACCTGTGATGATTCATCTGTTAGTATAGGTGGTGTTTATCATACTTACCATCAAGAATGTCCTAGTGCATCATTTAAATTAAAAAATTTATATAAAGGAAGACTTTTAGAATATGAGTATGAACTGGAAGATGATGAAGATGAATATGAAGCAAAACCTGAAGATATCGCTAGATTAATATCTAATGGTAATATAGTTGCTATTGCTCAGGGGAGAAGTGAAATTGGTCCAAGAGCACTTGGAAATAGATCTATTTTATTTGATCCTAGAGTTAAAGATGGTAAGGATATAGTGAATAGAGTAAAGAAGAGGGAATACTTTAGACCTTTTGCTGGAACAGTTTTAAAAGAACACGCAAAGGAATGGTTTGATATGGATAGATTAGAAGAGAGTCCTTTTATGATGTATGCTGTAGATGTATTAAAATCTCAAATAGAGAAGATACCTTGTATAACTCATGTTGATGGGACTTGTAGGGTACAAACAGTTACTAGAGAACAGAATAAAAATTATTATGATTTGATATCTGAATTTTATAAGTTAACTGGAGTTCCTATTCTTTTTAATACCTCATTTAATCTTGCTGGTGATACTATTGTAGATACTATTGATGATGGTCTTAATACTCTAAGAAACAGTGAAATAGAATATATGTATCTTCCAGAGATAGAAACCTTGATTCATATAAAAAATGTGGTATAATAAAAAGAAAATTGTTAAATGGCAATTAAATTAACACTTTTAAAATCTGGAGAGATGCTTATATCAGACGCTAAAGAATTAGTTGCTGATACTAATACCGTTGAACCTTATGCATATGTTCTTGATCATCCTCATGTAGTTTTGACTACACCAAAAAGAGATGATACTGATCAAATAGATGTTCTATTTAAACCTTGGATTATTATTTCTAAGGATACTAAAATGTTAGTTCCAACTGATTGGGTTGTGACTATTGTTGATCCTATTGATAGTATAAAGAAAATGTACATAGATAAAAGTAAGTTATTTTTAAAAGAGGATTCAAAAGAGGAAAAAAACGATGGCAATTAAGTGTGTATTAGTTGATGTGGACAATGTTCTCATTACAGAAGTTGTTGAGGTAATGGCAGAAGAGGGTGAACCTGATTGTAAGTTTATTAACCCTTATAGGTTTGTTGATATTGATAATATGACACCTTGGTTAACAGCTTCCAAACAAACAGAATTTATGCTAAGATCAGAAGACATTCTTACTATTGCTGAACCTACAGAGGAGGTAATAGAAAAATATAAAGAACTCACTGAATAATGCGATTCTATACAAACGTTCAGATGGTTGGGGACAACTTCTTGGTTCGTGGTTACGAAGATGGAAAACACTTTGCAACCCGTGAGAAGTTCTACCCAACCCTTTTTGTTGACTCAAAAAAGAA